GGAAGTTAAAGATCCAATCAATTATATTATGTATATGTGTAGCAATTCAAATTATGATTGGTTCAAAGCGAAGCTAACTAAAAAATCCTATAAGGTTGAACGTAATTAAATGACAACGATCATAACGGGCATAATAATTTTTATAGTTTTATTTGTTGGTTGGTTTTTTGTAGGTTTGAAAGTTTTTTTAGATGAGATTGATACTTGATTTAATGAAAGAAGTATAGTACAGTAAAGATAGTGCATATCTTTCACGTTGACTGAATAATCATTTACTGAAACGTGATAAGGTATTATTTATATAGTGTGTGTGAAACCACAGTTTAGATTATATAAATAAGTTTGGGATATGAAATAGACAGTTTCGGTACAACTTATCCCCAATGCTTGGCAGTTGTAGTATTTGCAAAAGGCTACACGATTTATGTCGCAGGACATAATGTTAAAAAATCCAAGCACGTGTGAGATATGCACTAATAAATTAGTTTATTTTTAAATGAATGAATTAAGTTCAGCAGATCAAATTTTTTATATCTTATTATTAAGCGGGTTAATTCTTGTTAGTGTTGGTTGTGTTTTATATTTTGTTATGGATATTTTAGAACGTAAACAGGAGATAAAAGATTTTAATTTAAGTCAATCATTTAATAAATCTAAAGGAATTTACGAGTATCATCCTAATTGTTACTGTAAACGTTGCCAAGCTAACAGGCAGAACAAAAAGAGAACATCCAATATCCATCTTAATTAAGATCTAAATTTTATTATTGTATATAATTTTTAAATTATTATATTAATTGTAATGATTACTTGTAGATTTTTTTTAAATAATAGAATTAAAACTTTTACAGAAAAAACCATAAAGGATTGTTTAAAAAGTTTTTTAAATAATTATCATGAGGCTATTAAAGAATTAAAATTTGTTATAGTTCTTAATGCTTTAGGCAGTGGATCAAGGCAAGTTATTAAAAGCGATTTGTTTAAAAAAATTTATTTAAATAAAAATGATACAAATTAAAACATTAAAGCAAGCTAGAGCCATAACGGGTGGAATATCAAACCGTAACCGCAAAATGCCCTTCTATAGTTACGGGTTACCCGTTAAAAATTGTATTACAGGATCTAAATTATCTAAAATTAAAGGTTCAACTTGTAATATCTGTTATGCTAAACGTAACATGTATAATACTTATGCCGTTAAAACCTCACATAAAAAAAGACTTAAAGGAATTAAACATCCTTATTTTATACAAGCTATGATATATGAAATTAATCACTTAACAAAAAATCAAACTAAAAAAAAATATTTTAGATGGCATGATAGCGGGGATCTACAAAGTTTAAAACATTTATTAAAACTAGTTAAGATTGCAATCGGGTTACCTAAAATAAAATTTTGGTTACCAACTAACGAACGTAAATTTATTAAAACTTATTTAAGATATAAAAAAGAATTCCCTAGTAATTTTAATGAACGTTTATCTAGTATCTTTATTGATCATGAACCTATAAAAAAATACGGGTTTAATACTTCAAGTACATTTAAAAATATAAAGCCTATTAATTCAAAAATATGTTATTCCTATAAAAGACAACTACCTATAAAAAACAATTGCGGTAAATGTAGGGCTTGCTGGTCAAAAAACATAAGCAATATAGCCTATAAATCACACTAAAAACCCAATAAAATCAACGTTTTTTAATCTTAATTAAGATCAATATCATTTAAATTATAGCTTGTTTAATGTGTATTTTTTTTGTATAGATTAAAGGTTAACTAGTGTTTTTTAGTTATACAATTAATAAGGTAAAAAATGAGTACATTAATTAATATACTAGAAAAAAATCATAGCAATGATTTAAGTACTGCTATGATACCCGTTAGGCTTCAACCATATGAAGCTATGGACGGTTACACACTAAATAAAACTTGTTATGCTGTATTGGATACAAAAAATAAAAGATCTATAGCATTGCATGGTAAAGACTACAATTTGATACCATATGAAAAAATTTTGAAGGGCTTAAGTGAAGCCATGCAAAATTATGGTATTAAATTAAACAATGTTAAAGTTACTTTTAACGTTGATGGTAACCTAAACTATATGCGGTTAAGGATAATTTTTAATGATATAGTTTATGGGCTAAAATATAATGAGCATGATAAACTAAACTTAGCTATTGAAGTTATATCCAGTTATGATGCTTCTATTATATTTAAACTACGTACAATGTTTTTTAGATTAATTTGTAGCAATGGCATGGCTGAAATTAAGCCAATTGCATCAAGTTTAAAAAAACATACAACGGGTTTAAACTTCATGAATCAATTCAAATTACTTGAAAGTTTTAACAATCAAGTAAATTTATTGAAGGATCAATTTGAAGTTTTAACTAGGATCCCGTTGCAATCTAATGAAGTACAGCAATTGTTTAAAGGTTTTGCTAAGTCAGATAATAAAATACATTTATTAAATGATTTGATGCACCGTGACTTAAATCAATTAAACAAATCAATTAAGGATGTAACTTTATTTGATGTTTATAATGCTGTTACTAATTACAGTTCACACAATCAACGAGCCGTTGCCGTTGGTAAACGTGGAAGTAATCAATATAAAATTGAAGCTTCTACAATGGATGCTGTAAAATCAACCGCTTCACGTGAAGTAGAAATTGAGAAATTCTTAAGAAGTAAGTTATTTCTAGCTTTTTATAATCGTAAAGCATTATCAACCAACTAATTAAAATTACACTAGTTAACACATTAAAGCCTTCAGGATCTTAAAACCCTGAAGGCTTTTTTGTTACAGTTATTGACCCTTAAGGCTTAAATAGCCCTTGCAAGCCTAACTAAAATAAATTAAGATCTTAACATTATGAAAAATACAAATATAACTAAAGCAACTGATTGGGCTAAGGGTAACAAAAAATATCCCGTTCAAGTCATAGCTAAACACGTTTACGGGCAAGAACGCATATATCCAATTAATGATAATGCAAAATCATTATTGAAATTGACGGGTTTAAAAACTTTTAAAAAAGATAATATAAAAGATATTTTAAACTTAGGTTATGACGTGGAATTCCTGCCTGCATTTACTTATCAGCAGTAAATTAAATACATTAAAGCCTTCAGGATCTTAGCGGATCCTGAAGGCTTTTTTATTGGTTGCTTTATGCATTAAACGTATAAATATACTTTAAAATATACCCTTGAATATACTTCTAAATAGTTTATAAAAATAACTATGAGAGGAGGTATATAAAAACATGATTAAAAAAATGAATCAGAAAGAAGCTATTATAAAACTTAAGGAATTATTGAAGCCTAATGATACCATTTATTGTATCTTAACTAAGCTGAGTAATAGCGGTTGTTATAGACATATAAATTTTTATAAATTCTATAACGGCAAGAGTAACCTTGTAACTAATAAATACTGGTTATCCTTTTTAATTAGTATTGCTTTAAAGCTACCATTAAAAGAAAAAACTAACAGCGTTGGTATTGGTGGTGGTGGAATGGATATGGGATTTCACATTGTTTATGAATTATCTCATTTACTTTTTAAGGATGGCTATAAATTGAATCATGAATGGCTATGATTAAAATTGAACTTAGCATTAAGCAACTTTATGGATTACACAAGTTATTACATGATTATATTCATAACAGTAATAGTTCGTTCATCTATTATTATAAGGATCCTTTATATAAAAAAAACTATAATGATTGTACCAGTGCTTATAATTTAAAAGATTTAATTCATAGAACAATTATTAATTATGAGAATAAGCCTAAGTAATTAATCAACGGACTGAAGCCTTCAGGATCTTAGCGGATCCTGAAGGCTTTTTTATTGGATCCATTAAAATATATCTTAGTTAATACTGATTGATCATTAAGTAATGCTTGAAGGGATCATAGATACTTTTTTTTGATATCCCTTAAGATCCTGAAGCCGTTAACCAATGATCTTACTTAAGATCTTTTACATATTACTTAAGATCCTTTAAAAATTCTTAAGGGATCATTAAGGAATTATTCCTGAAGCATATATAATTATTTTTTTTTTTACCTTAAGTAATACCAAAGGGATATTTTTAGGGGGGATACGATGCTCCATGGGGGGTCCCCCTGGTATCCATATAGGCACTCATGCTAAAATCATTAAAAAGTACTGTTAACTACCTCTGGGCCATATCTTAAGGAAGTATATTCATGTATTCTCCGAGCTATTCCCTTAAGTACCCTTAGAGTAAGTTATATGTTTACCCATAGTATAGATATAAAACCCCCCCTCAGTACTCTTAGTACTATTATACAGCCCATATAGCATTCTGTCAAGTATTATTTTTAAATAATTTAATATTTCTTAAAATATAGCTTGACAAAACCCGTATTCGTGTGTATAATAGAATCAAGTGCACATTAAAAGGACACACGTAACATACGCATACGACATGCATAAGAGGTCATCACTAATCTGCACTTAAAATTTAAGGGATTCCCTAGGGATCCCTGCTTTCAAGGTATGCTATAAGGTACCTTGAGGTCAACTTGCTTTAAAAGGAGAAAATAATGAACAAAGCACTATCTATATTTAATCAGCTTAGACCAGTAACGGTTGGGTTTGATAACATATTTGATCATTTCGAAAGAATGTTCGATAACGACTTCTCACCATCTACTTATCCGTTCTATGACATTGTCAAGAAAGGGGATAACAGATATGATGTAGAAGTAGCATTGGCAGGATTCAACAAGGACAGTATAACTTGTGAGTATGCCGATGGTTTACTAACTATTACATCCAAGGATTTAAAACATGCAAAGGGGGAGGAAGAAGATATACTTCACAGGGGAATATCTAGAAGATACTTCTCTAAATCCTTTACTATTTCAGATGATGTTGAAGTCAAAGGGGCAACCTTCAAGGATGGCCTGTTAAAGGTATCCATGGAGAAGATTGTTCCAGAGTCTAAAAAACCAAAGACAATTACAATCAAGTAATTGCAATAGATAGGGGCGGTGTTATGCCGCCTCTAACACAAAAGGAATTCAATTTATGGCATTTATATTATTAGCTTATGTCCCTATGATTATAAGTATAGGCGGAAGAACAATTGTCCGTCTGATTGCAAAGAAAGGTGTTCAGGCAATGATTAAGAAGGGAGCTAAGAAACTTACAAAAAAGAATTTCAAAAAGAGCTATGAATTTTTTAGAGGCACTAAGAAACTAAAGACCTCTGATAAAAATAAAGTCCTTGAGAATCTTAATATTATTACCAAGAAGGTGCCTAAGAAGGTAATCCCCAAGAAGGTAATCCCCAAGAAGGCAGCCCCTAAGAAAGTAACACCTAAAGAGGATTGGCTGAAGGGCATACGTAAAAATGAAAGTCTTGAAGAGTTTTTAAAACGAAAGGCAGCAGCGGCAAGACTTAAAGTAGCCCCTAAACAAGTTAAAGTACCTGAAGCAGGGAAAGTAAAGACATTGATTCAGGCTGCTGAGAAAGGCAAACTACCTGCTCCAATTTCAAAAGTTAAAGAAGTTTTAGCAAAAGGAACAGAAGTTGCAGCCCCTGTAGCAAAAGGAAGCACGGCCTGGGATAAAGCAAAGACAGCTATGAAGGTTGCAGGGTGGAGTTTTCTAGGAATAGGAGCTGGTGGTATTATTTTTCATGAATTAGGAAAGGATAAAGATATTAAAAAAACAACCGATGTTAAAGTTGATAAAGGAATTACTGAAGCAGAAGATATAACCGTAACTAAGGTTAAACCTGATGATACTATTCCTGCTAAGGATTCCTTAGCATCTAAAGTTGAAAGTTTAGATTTTGATAAGGACGTGGAGGTTATAACTACAGAGCATCCTTCGGTTATTAATAAGACATTACCTAAAAAGCTGCCAGGATTTACTACGCAAAGGGTTGATACAGGTTTATAACTTGAATGTATTCTGATAAACAGAATTTAAAAGATATCTCCTTTAAAGAATTAATGGAAATTGTAAATGCAAAGCACGGATTCAACTATAATCAAGACTCACAAAAGAAGCTTAACCGCTTCACAGGAAAAGTTTCTAGACGCATTGTTCGGGGAAGCAAGAGGTATTCCAAGAAGGGCTGGGGAGCTAGCAGGATATTCCGAGCATTCGTACCCAAAGGTTCTTAGGAATCTTAGGTCGGAGATTGTCTCCAGGGCGGAGAACTATCTGGCAACTCATTCTGCTCAGGCAGCTACTAAGATGGTGGATATGCTTGAAGAGGACGGCTCAACCCCCCATGCCGCAATAAGACTGGAAGCAGCTAAACAGATACTGGATAGAATTGGAATTGCCAAGAAGGAAAAAATTGATATTAGCATGAAGGCTATACATGGTTTGTTTGTATTACCTGCAAAGGATAAGATTAAGAAAGTAGTAACAGAATTAACGGAGGCTATAAAATAATGGCAAAAGAACCCAAAGATGCACAGGATCTATTAAAAAAACTTAAGGTTGAGCGGAATGCTGCAGCTTTAGTTCTTCATCCAGGAAAGAAAGGAAATAGGAGATTAGATCGCCAGGCTCTTGAAGATAGTATGTGGATACCTGAAGAAAAGAAAAAAGAAATTAAAAAAGAATTTAACAAACATAAAATTAATCCTGATAAACCAGCAGAGGATAAATCAAAACCCATAAGTGATCCTTCCAGATTTAAGAATTTAAAATTTGGAAAACTTTATCATCCTAATGGAAGTTCAAGAAAAACAAAATATACAACTTAGTAAACTTAAAAGAAAAGCCAGAATAATTCCTTTTGGTTATAAGATAGATGACACAGGGAATTACTTGATTTCAATAGAATCAGAATTAAAAGCCCTGGAAGAAGCAAAGAATTATTTAAAAACGTGTTCGTATAGAGAAGTAGCTATATGGCTGCACAGAAAAACAGGTAGATATATATCTCATGTCGGACTTAGAAAACGAATCCAAGGAGGTCTTGCCACCAAAACCGAAGAAAACGGTCAAAGTCAAAGCAAGGAATTCAGTCCAGGAAATATTAAAGCGGTCCAGACAGAAAGTTAATACTGCCGAACAAAGTTTACGATCGGCAAAACGGTCAGCAGAATACTTAAAGGGTAAATATAAAATAGTTAATTCTGCACTACAAGGAAAAGAAACTCAAGTTATCGAACAGGATAAAATTGATACTGTTTCTCCAAATGTTAAAGCACATTTAAAATCACAAAATATTGTATTTAAACCTAATACAGGTCCACAAACAGAGTTTCTAGCCTCATCGGAAAGAGAGGTTTTTTATGGAGGAGCAAGAGGGGGTGGAAAATCATATGCGATGTTGGTTGATCCATTGCGATATTGCCACAAAGAAATGCATAGAGCACTCCTTCTCAGAAGGACAATGCCTGAACTAAGGGATTTAATTAATCATTCCCAGCGTTTATATAACAAGGCATTCCCAGGAGCTAAATGGAGAGAGCAAGAAAAAGAGTGGAGATTCCCTTCAGGAGCAAAGATAGAGTTCGGGTACGCAGAGAACATGACAGACGCTTTACGTTACCAAGGGCAATCTTACACATGGATAGGCGTAGACGAACTGCCACAATATCCTTCGCAAGATATATATAATTTTTTAAGATCATCTTTACGTTCAGTTGATCCAGAGATACCTGTGTATATGCGATCCACAGGAAATCCAGGAAACATTGGTTCACAATGGGTACGGGAGATGTTCGTGGACCCTGGTGTGCCAAATTTAGCCTTTGATGTTAATATTAATACACCGAGTGGTACAAGGGTAATTACACGAAGATTTATTCCAGCAAAACTTCAGGATAATCCTTTTTTAACACAAACGGATGATTACTATGTTATGCTGGCTTCTTTACCCGAAGTACAGCGTAAGCAATTTTTAGATGGAGATTGGGATGCATTTGAGGATTCCTCATTCCCTGAATTTAATAAGGCAATCCATGTGGTTGATCCTTTTGAAGTCCCTAAAGGCTGGCAGAAATTTCGTGCTGCAGACTGGGGTTATGCTTCTCCTGCTTGTTGTTTATGGTTTGCTATTGATTATGATAATCATCTTTGGATTTATCGGGAATTTTACACTAAAAAGTTAACTGCAGATGTATTTGCTAAAAAAATTTTAGAACTTGAACGTGGAGAATATGTACGTTATGGAGTTCTAGATGCAAGTACCTGGGCAAAACGTGGAGATATCGGACCAAGTATTGCCGAAACAATGATTCAACAGGGTTGTCGTTGGCGGCCTTCGGATAGAACTCCTAAAAGTCGTATAAGTGGAAAACTTGAAATTCATAAACGATTGAAACTTAGTGATGATAAGAAGAAAGAACCAGGTTTAAGATTTTTTTCTACATGCAGAAATTTAATAAGAACTTTTCCTCTTTTACCCCTAGATGAAAATAATCCTGAGGATATAAATACGGATGCAGAAGATCATGCTTATGATGCTTTACGTTATGGATGCATGAGTCGTCCTATACATACAAAATATGCAGAGAGATTTAAGCGTCCTGTAAAACCTATGCAGGAAATGTCAGATAGAATATTTGGATATTGATTATGGCATTAAATGAAAAGGGAAAAAAGATACTAAAAACCATGGTTGAGAAATACGGACCTAAAAAGGGCAAATCTGTATTTTACGCAATGGAAAATTCGGGGAAATTAAAGGGTGTCAAAAAAACGAATAAAAAAACTTCCTGAAATTAACCATAAAAATTTTCCTTATGATCTTGCTTTAATAACATGGGAAGATATAGTATCGTGCTCTGAATGGTCATATATTTCAGAAATAAAAAAATCCAAAACAGCTGTTTGTAGTAGTGTTGGATGGTTAATTGAAAGGAATAATACCACAACAGTTATTATGGCGGATTTAAGTTTTGAAGAAACTAAAGAAATTAAACAAGGAGGGTCGTATACTACGATACCAACTAAAAACATATTGTCAATTAAAAAGATTAAACTATAAAATAATATTATTATGGGAATATTTAAAAAAAAATATAAATCTAAATATAGTGATCCAAAATACTTAAAAAGTATAGGGGCATCTCCAGAATTTTACACAGACAGGGATAAGGGTATTTTACCTCTCGGACTATCAGGTATAGGACTGGCTGCTGGTGCTCTTATAATTAGTACAAAGAATATTATAAGGGATAATAGAAAATATTCTGTTGAACAACAACGAAAAAAAGAAAAGAAAAAAAAAGAAACAAAACAAAAACAAAGTATGACTTCTAATAAAGCATACTCAAGTAAATTTTTTGGACATACAGATAATAAAAACAAATAGGAGAAACCCGTGGTAAAAAAGAAAAAGAAAACAAGAACAGTATCAGATGTCATTGAAGATATCCGAGATTTGCATGAAGAAGAAGAAAACTTATTAATAGAACTCGAAGAGAAAACAGATGATTCTGATCTTGATGAAGGAGAATACTAATGGAAACTAAATTCGATCCAAATACTAAAGTTAAGCAAGGAGATCTTGGTTCAGCACCTGATGGCAAACAGCCAAATCAGGAAGCAACTAATATCGACTTTTCTAAGGATGCACCTGGTAAAGGCAAGTCCAAGAATTACTTAGCATCTGAAGAAGGTTCTTTGTATGAAGGTGGGGAATATGTTACTAAGTCAGGATCAGAGCATGTTCAGAATCCTTTACTTCAAAAGGCTGATAAAGAAAAGTATTAGTTATGGTGGATAAACCTATATATCCAAAAAAGAAACCACTAAATATAGAACGATTTAAAAAGAATTTAGAAATTGTTAAGGAAAGTGGTGGCTTTTTTTCACCAGAATCTAAAGCATGGATTACAAAAGAATACAAAAAGAAGATACCTTTTACTAAAAGTGATTTATACGAAGCAACCAGTATTTCTGGAACAATTAAAAAGGCTAAGAATATATGGAGTGGAATGAAGTACACTGCAGGAAAAGTAAAAGGGTATTTAAATAAATCAGAAAAACCAAAATATAAACAATAAGGAGAAACAATTATGCCATATGGATATAAATATCCTGCAGGTAATGAGATCTATAAAGGAAAGATTAAAAAGGGAGACCTTTCTGATGTTCCTGATGGAAAACTTTATCGTGAAGGATTAGAGATAGATCTAAACAAGAAAATTACCAAGGGTGATTTAGGAAATGATTCTAATGATAGACCAGGTAAGAAAGAAAAAGTGGATAAATCTATTTTTACAAAAGCAGAAGAAAGAGATTACTAATTACAATAAATAAATGGCAAAGAAACCTTATACAGAGGAGTATCACCCTCTTGTAGGACATATTCGAACTAAATTTCAGCAAGCAGAATCATCACGTATTTATGATGAAAAAAGATGGTTAGGTGCTTATAGAAATTATCGAGGACTTTATAGTCCAGAAATGGCCTTCAGAGATAGTGAGAAGTCTAAAGTATTTGTTAAGATTACTAAAACAAAAGTCTTAGCATCCTTTGGACAAATTATTGAAGTTTTATTTGGGACAAATAAATTTCCAGTTGGAATTGAGCCTACTCCAATACCTGAAGAAAGTACAGAGTATGCTCATTTAAAACAAACAGGACAACCTCAGCAACCTCAGCAACCTCAACAGCCACAAGAAGCTACACCACAACAACCTCCAAGTCCTTACGGATTTCCAGGAGACGGTATAGAATTGCCTTTAGGGGCTACGGCAGATTCTTTAATGAAAGATGTAGCCCAAGAATACAAAGCTTTAGGTTTTGATGAAGGACCAGCTCCTGATTTAAAATCAATGCCTCAAATTGAACCTGCAAAATTGGCTGCAGAAAAAATGGAAAAGGTATTGCATGATCAATTAGAAGAAACGGATACAATAAAAATTCTAAGACATGTATTTTTTGAATCTGTTTTATTAGGTACAGGAGTTTTAAAAGGTCCTTTTACGGAAGATAAAACTTATCATTCATTTAAAAAATCTGATGAAGGACAATTATATATTGGAAAAGTAAAACCAGTTCCTAAACTGGAAGCTGTTTCATGCTGGGAATTTTATCCAGATCCTAATTGCACAAATATAAATGATGCGGAGTATGTCATTCAACGTCATTCGTTTAATAGACAACAATTTGCAGATTTAATTAAAAGACCATTTTTTGATATCGATGCTATTCGTGAATGTTTAAAAATGGGTGCAAACTATCAGACACGATCTTATGAATCTTCACTCTATGATCGTGAGAATATAGAATCTTTATATAAAAATAGATTTGAAGTTTTAGAATATTGGGGAATTTTAGATAAACGAATATGTGATGAGATCGGATTTAAACATAAAGATGAATTAGATGTTGTCCATGTAAATGCATGGATTTGTGGAAATAAAGTTTTAAGAATTATACATAATCCATTTACTCCTGTAAGAATTCCTTATATGATTTGTCCTTATGAATTGAATCCTTATCAGTTTTTTGGAATTGGAGTCGCTGAAAATATGAGTGATTCCCAACAGATTATGAATGGCCATGCAAGAATGGCAATTGATAATTTGGCACTGTCTGGAAATTTAGTTTTTGATATTGATGAAACTTTACTGGTACCAGGACAGGATATGAAAGTATTTCCTGGAAAAATATTCAGAAGACAAAGTGGACAACCAGGAGCTGCTATTCATGGATTAAAATTTCCAAGTACTACTAATGAAAATATGATGATGTTTGACCGCTTCAGGCAATTAGCCGATGAAGCTACGGGTATTCCATCTTATTCACATGGAACAACAGGAATACAATCAACAACAAGAACTGCAGCAGGTATGTCTATGTTAATGGGAGCTGCAGCCTTAAGTATTAAAACGGTTATCAAAAATATTGATGACTATCTATTAAAACCTCTAGGTCAGAATTTATTTTATTGGAATATGCAATTCAATAATGAACTTCCAGAAATAAAAGGTGATCTTGAAATTAAAGCAAGGGGGACTTCTTCATTAATGCAAAAAGAAGTAAGGTCTCAACGGCTAGTAACCTTTATGCAAACTGCATCGAATCCAACACTGGCACCGTTTGTTAAATGGCATACTATTTTAAAAGAAATTGCAAAATCTTTGGATATTGATCCTGATCAGATTATAAATGATCCAGAAAAAGCTGCAATTTTTGCACATATAATGGGGGTAGCTAATGGAAAAATTGGACAAGCAGATCAGGGGATTAACATTCAGCCCGCAATGGCAGGTAATGGAAAAATACCTTCAGGAGCTTCAACACCAACTTCAACTGGAGTTGGAGGTGGCAACATCGGAACAAGCAATGTTCCGTTGCCAGGGGAAGCTGGGTTTAGTTCGCCAGATGTTGAACCTTAAATCACAATTACAAAAGGATAAATTACATGGCACAACAAGGACTTAAACAAGATGATCAGGGTAATTGGATAAATTATAATATATCAGATTCTAAAGATATAGGATGGAATGATAGTATTATAAATGCAAAACTTGAAAAGAATGTTGATAGTGGACCTAAAAGATCTATTTTTACTGCAGATACTGTAAAAAATGAAATTGATACTGATCCCTATAATGGTGCCTATGATGATTATATTCCATGGTGGTTACAAAAAGATGGAGAAGATGGTGGCAATGGTGGTAATGGTGGTAATATAGTAGATGAAGGATACACAAGAACTAGAGCTGAAAGAAAAGCTAACCCAGGAAGACAGGATCGTGAAGGTGGTAAATATGAAGAAGTTATTGAAAAACCTACATTAGGTGCACAAATATTTGATCTTACAGGAAAGAATATTTATCAATTATATGCTGAGAAAGAATTACCAGGTAAAACTATTGGACAACATCTTAAAGGGGGTCTTACTTTAGGAGCAATTAGTGTTGCATCTGAAAAATGGAAAGATAAATCCCTAGACGCAGAAATTAAACGAAGAGAAGACTCAAATTTAAGATTACATGGAACTAAAACACCAGCGTCTATAGAACAAAGAGCACAAATAGTAGATGATTATGGAACTTCAAATGGTGGAAATGGTGGTAATGTAGTAGATGAAGGATACATAAGAACTAGAGCGGAAAGAAAAGCTAACCCAGGAAGACAAGATAGAGAAGGTGGCGGCAATGGTGGAAATGCAGAAGATGGTGGTAGTGGTACAAAAGCCAGTTATTCTGGAGAAGTTTCTCAAGTTGGTCCAGGAAGACAGGATCGTGAAGGTGGTGGAAATGGCAGTAGTGACAAAGATAACCCTGCAGGAGGCTGTGTAGTTGCAACTCATGCTGTTAATGCTGGAGTATTTGATTTATCAACTAAACGAGAAGCAATTCGTTGGTGTGTAAAAAATCTTCATCGAACATGGTGGGGAGAAGCTATTCGTAGAGGTTATAGATATTATGGTCAAAAAGCTATTGATCAAGGTACTGTAAAAAAGCACTATCAGGAATTTAAAAATTATTTAGCTTTTGCTACAGGTAAAAAAAGAAACTTAAAAAATACATGGACATTTTTATATAGAACAATACAATTTTTTATAAAAGGAATTACAATTTAAAATGGCAATAGATCCAAGAGGACAGGTTACAACAACAGGACTAATGAATAAAGGAAATACTATTTTTACCCCTCCTAATTTATCAGGTTTGACAACTCAGGCTCCTACAGGAACTGGAACAGTTACAGCAACTCCAGGTAAATTAATTAATCCAAAAGTTAAAGTTGAAGAACCTACAACTGATTTAAAAACTTTATTAACGGAACGGCTTAAAGGTATGGATTCTGAAAGTAGAGAACATTTACTTTCAAAATTAATGACGGAAGATGGCAAAGGTTTACTAAAACAGATACTTCCAGAAATATCGGATACAGTTGATAAGGATGTACGGACAAGAGAACCCGTTGTTACAATTCCCATAAAATATATTATGGCAAATATGGAAACATCCGATCCTGAAGAGGCCGTACAGTTATTCTTTGATGCAATTCTTAATCTTGAATTAAGAAATTTACCTAAATCAAAGACAGCTAGCAGTGAAAGATCCCAATCCAACGGGCTGGGATCTAGCACTATTAGTGCAAAAAATGTGCCACCTGGACAAGAACCTACTGAAACAGAAGGTTTAATGACCAGCCCACAAAATATGGAGACAGTATAAGAGCTACCCTTATCCATAAGGCACTCAACCTAAGAGGAAAACATAATGGAAACAGAAGAAAAGGAAGCTACAGTTTCGCAAGAAGCTGAAGCCCCTAAACCGAAACTTGTCAAAAAACCCAAAGCAAATCCTTATAAAAAACATGATGACGAAAGTGATCCTGAAATTG